ACTGACTTGCTTGCTACATACAACACAGGCGCAATCACTGATTGGGTCGAAAGGTCGAATTATATTGAAATCACAACAGACGGGCTGTACCAATTTACCTTCGGTGCGCTCATAGCAACCTTTGGGGGTTCACAGAATGACATGCGCCAAACAATCTCAACCAATTTAGGTCTTGGAGGTGATATACTTTCGTTCCGAAACAGAACCCGAATCACAGACAGGGCTACCAATACAGGGATTAGCACCGCATTTTTGCTGGCTGGGACTCGTGTGTATTTCAGTGTTTTTAGTGCAGGGCAAAGTTGGGAAGTCGCTGGCATAATCCCCCCCGAAGTCCGAACATTCATTGACATAAGGAGAGTGGAATGATGCTGACAGAATTAGAAACAAGATACCCCGACCACGATTGGGCCGCTATGGAAATACTACCAATCATCCTCGTTTCGGGAACGGGAGACTACATCGTCAACACTACCCTTTGGCCCCACGACACCTACCCTAACCTTCCTTCATCGGATGATATTAAGGGGTGGTTAGAATGACGAGATGCGTATATTTAGACAGATGGTTCGACGCTAAATCGAAAGAACTTGACGCAGAAGAAAAGAAAAGAAAAAGAGATTTGATAACAGGTGAGAAGAATGAGTAGGAGAAAGGGAAAAATTGTGTATCAACCGCCGGAAAGATGCTACACCAATGTGAACATTGAAAAGACGGAGCATGGGTACGCAGTATATAGGGTGGGCGAAAACAAGCCGTTTTCGTTCATCCCGACATCAGCAGTTAAGCAAATTGAATACAAGGAGTGAACAAAATGGACACTGAAATGATTATCTTGTTCGCCGCCATCGCCGTTGGTCTTGGTTTGGCTGGGTACAAAGCATACAAAAAATTGATGGCTGATGGTAAAATCACACTCGATGAGGTCATTGAGTTGGCTGACGACCTAAAGGAAATCGTCGATAAGTTGCCATCCCCATCGGCAATGAAGAAAATGAAAAAGGACGAACTGATTGCCCTTGCTAATGACAACGGTCTTGCAGTCGATGGCACCAAAGCCGACCTCATCTCCCGCCTTGAAGAAGCAAAGCAGGTGATTGAAGATGGACAGTGAAAAACGCTTGGACAATTTGGAAGAAAGAACACGCTTGCTTGAGCAAGCCGTTCTTGAACTATCAACTATGGCTAAGTACTTGAAGTACGCCGCTATCGCCCTGTTCGCTTCGCTTGGCGTTGATGTACAGGGGGTCATGTGATATGACCTACTGCACCAGCACTGATGTGTCAATCCGACTCGGACTTGACTCAGCACAACAGGCTCGAGCGGCCACACGCATTACGAGCGCCATATCCCGAGCGACAATCAACATTGACCAAGAGTTCCGTGACTACGGTAGGGCCGCTCCAACGGGCGCTACTGGCAACATGGCCGCAGTTCTCAAAGAAATATGTGCTGACCTCGCATCGGCAATTTACCTTGAGGACGATGCGGCATTCCATCAGTCCGGCGTTGAAGCAGTTCGCTCCAATGTTCTCCGAATGAGAGGCAATGGTGAACTCCAGCGACTCGCTCATTTGGGAACGGTGAGTTGATATGGGCTACACCGTCAACCTAAAAAACAGTCTTGGTAGCGTGAGTGCTACGATTCGAGACAGGCAACTCAATGCCGCAATGGATAATTTTGAGAAGACTGCTGGCGCAGTCATTGCCGACGCAATTAAGGATGTACTAAGGCAAGAAGCCGCAAGCACTCAGCGTTTCATCAACGGCGCAGTCAGTCCCCGACAACGATACATGGGTAAGCGAGTGGCAGATTCTATTGCGGTTGAGATGGGACAAGACGAGGCTAACAATATCGTGGTTAGATTTGGTGCTGACCCAATGGACGACGGTGGACCGGAAGGTTCTCGTGGTGGGAAGTTGGCACTGCTACTCGAGTACGGAGCACGACCGTTTGAATACGGATTCACATTCAAGACAATTAAGAACTCCCCTTCGTGGGGCAGTGGTGCTGGCGAAGGTGGTTTCATTAACGCCAAAGGCAATAATGGTACTCACCCCGGTTTCAAGTCAATAGGCTGGCTCGAGCGAGCAGAAGAGCGAGTTAAGCCGGAGATAGGACAAGCAATAGCAGATGCACTTAGGGAGGCATACGGATGAGCATAGCAACGACAACCCAATTTTGGACAAGCAGAATGAACGGTGGCGACCCGTCGAATTTGACAGACTACGGTACCGACAACGCCTCGTTCACACTAAGTGGGGGCGATGGCGGCTCGGGTAGCGAAGTCAATGGCTCATGGCAGATTCTCGCAGGTGCTGGGCAAGAGTGGTCAATCACTCCTACCAGCGATGCCTACACTATGGTCGTTTGTTTTAAAATGACCAGTGCTCCAGCAGACACCACAGTTCTCATGGAACTCGACAACGGCACACACAAGGCACAGGTACAGGCTACCGGTGACTTGCAGACGCTAAGGCTTGTGGGAGCGACGAGTACGACAATGACCAATCTTGACTTGGGACAGGCTGGTGACTTCGACGCAGTGCCTATCATGGTAAGGCTGACCCTAAATTCAACGGGAACTGCTACCATGTACTGTCGGGAAATCATCGAAGACGATGCAGGTACGGCCAACTATGTGCAAGTCACAGGTGACACTGGTTCCTCTAAGGCAATCAAGTGGGGCAACGACAGCGGGACAATCATTTGGAACAATGTGTATTGCACTACCTACGGCGCATTCGACCCCGATGAAATGTCCACATCCCCATTCGTCACCGACAGCCTAATGAGGATGGGTTTGTCAATCGTCGAGTTGCTCAAAAACAGCAAGCGATTTTACCTCAAGAATCAAGTGTCGGATGCCTCAATCTTGTATGGCTACGACATCTCATCGCAGATGGTCACACGAATACCACAGCCGTCAATCCATGTTCTCCTAAAGCAGTTGGAGTCACCATCATTCACCACTCTTGGTGGTACACGAATCGAGCAGAACTACTCGGTGATTCTATTTATCACCACTCGTGGTACTGACTACAAGAACTCGTATCGCATGGGACTTGAGATTGCAGGGGACACCTTTGACGAACTGTACACCAACACCGGTTTGCTCGGCAATACCGACAGTCTAACCGACTACACTATTTCATTCGACACGAAGATGGACGATGATGAAGTTGTGTGTGTTCATAGGCTGGAAGTCACCTATATGCGGCGTCTAAATATGCTTCACAGGTGAAACCCTTAAGTGATAAGCCGCAAGTAGCCTGTACTAAGGTGAACCTTTATGGCTTCCAATCTCAAGTACCGATATGTCGCACTGACTCCCGAACACACTACCGTCACTGGTGCTCGCTCCTATGGAACAGCATCGCTTGGTGCCTCCGCTCGAATTGGTGGGGAAGCAGACAGTGAGTCGATTCAATACCAATTTGACCTCTTGACCCGAGCAGACATGAGTCACTACGGTGCACAAAAGTCCGTGAACGGCAAGGAATACTCGAGTGGAAGCCTCGACTTGGTTATGCAACCGGACGACTTCCTCGGCCTTTGCATTTACGGTATTTATGGTGACAACTTGGGCGACCAAACCGCCTCACCGCCTGTCGCACCCAACTCCGCTGGTTATGCACAAAGCGGCGCAGTCCACACCTTCACGGAGGATTCCGACCAAGTTCTCCCATCATTCACTGTGGAAGTGGGTCGTGAAGAAAAAGAACACACCTACACAGGTATGTGTGTTGAAAGCCTCTCTATTAGCGCATCCCACGGTGAGTACGCAACAATCAGCGCATCACTCACTGGCAAGTCCGAATCAGCACTCGCCACCCTTACAAACCCCACTCTCTCGGGTGACACAGTTGATGGCTTCCACTTCGCAGAAGGCGTTGTGTCCTTCTCATCAACGGGTTCCTCATCAGTGACCAACACTCGAATCCAATCAATCAGTATTGACTTCAACATGAACCTCGACACAGATGCGGCTTGCTCAATCGGTAGCCGAACCTACCTTCGACAACCTCTCCCACAGATG